ATACTGTAAATATGCTGAGACGAGCATCGCAGCATGTTGCATGTTATCTGCAGGGTGACCATAGTCGTTGAGACCACGATCTTGGATGATGTCGGTTGCACTTTGTAAAATCTCTGTATATTTCATTCCTGCCAAAACTCCTGACGGCTTAGTGCTCGCCCTCGGTGCCAGCCTTCTCTTACGCCATCTTTATGCCCTGAAGCATAACCTACTAATAGCCATAGAAAGTTAGCAGCTAATAAAAGTAGGATAATCGGTACTTGCAGATCCATCTTTAGCCCTATCTGTATCCGATGCCCTTGATCGGCTTACTGGATAAGTGTTACACAGGCTTCAGACTAATCAAGCATATTTAGGTAACGAAATGATAACGATTTATTTGTGAGGTTTTGTGAGGTTTTGTGAGGTTTAGGCGTAGAGCTTGCCGTAAAGGGTAAAAGACCCATCCTTATTTATAGGTACAAGCATAGGCGTTACATGATTGCCATGAGTCTCGATCACTGCCACGCTCATCTGCCAGTTAGCACTGCCAGCCTTGAGATAAGAGGCTTTTTTCTTATCCATAACATTTCCTGCCTCTAAGCCCCATAAAGTCCTGTATTGGGCTCCTACGCCCTCTGTATAGGCTGATATGCCTGCTCTGTGAGTGTGACCGCAGACTACAGATTTACCAAACTTCTTAGCCAAACCAAGGGCAGTCAGTCCAGCGTTAGAGTTCATAGAGCCCTCGTCACCATGGACTAAGACCCATCCTCTGTGAAACTCAAAGGGCTTTTTATGAAAGCGTATCCCCAGCTCGTTGAAGCCCATAAAGTTGGGATAGTCGAGCTCTGGAAGTCCGATGAGGCTAGGAGCTCCTCTAACGAGAGTGTGGTATAAACGATCGGTGTGGTTGGATCTAGTGATGTCGGTAGTGCCGAGATCCCAGAGGATGTTCTGAGCCAGAGTTCGATCGGCATCTAGTTGCCCCTCATATTCTAGGTGAGTGCCCTTCGCCCATTTTGACTGACTCTGCATATCAAGCTCATCGCCTGTGTTGAGTACGAGGTCAAACTTCTCTCGCTTAACTAACTTAATAAGATTTCTAACAGCCTGCTCATGGTGATAGGGGATCTGTAGATCCGAGATCACTAAGTACCGCTTTTTAGTAGTCATCATCCTCATCTTCATAATTGCCGAACTTCTCTGGATCGACAGGATCAGGCAAGATCCAATGCGGATAGGCTTGAGGCTCTGTGATCAAGAACATTGCAATGTCCTCTTTAAAACCTGCCTTCTTAAGGCTCTGAAAATACTCGAATAACCCAATGCAGTAAGCATCGAGCTTTGAATAACCCTGATCCTCTAACGCCTTAGTTGCTTTTCTTGCCATAGGATAATTGTCACTTCTCTAGGATGCGAATGATTGTATCGACACGCGCTTCCAAGCGAGTTACTTGGTCACGCAAAGATGATCCACTATTCGGCTTTAGTTCGCTTAGGTAGTGCTTTACTAACCATTTGACTGAGCCAATAAATGAACCAATAACGGTCGTAGCAGCAACAGCAACTGCCGCTGTGTCCTGCACAGTCATTACTTTTTAGGTGTGGCATAACCGAATACACCCGCGAGTAGAGCCCAGAGCACTGAGCGATAGTCAGCTGCGAAATTGCTCGCAGCCCAAGCTGATAGGAAAGCTCCAGCTGTCAATAGGTAAGGGTTTTTCATGTTCATTCTGTGCCTCCTAGCATAGGTATTTGAAAAAATCTAGAGTCCTCGTCAGCCGTTTTCTTAAACGAGATATGCATGTGGTGATTATGTTTGTTTGCCCCTGTATATTTTCTTGCTTTCCAGTTAAGGATCGAGGAGTAGATGAACCCATCGAATATGATGTAAGAAACACGCTTCTCGGTCTTAGACTTACAAGCGATACGAAGCTGATCGACCAAATAGGGCATGACATCGGGCTTGCCGCCTCGATGTAAATCTCTGTCACAGTCATAGGCGCGTACCCAGCCCTCAGCATCAGGGTTATGATCTGACTTACGCGCCATATGTTTTGCATCAGAGTAAAGCCCTGAGTCGCTACGCCGATCTCGATCAGGGTAGGAGTCATCTACTTGATTACGAAACTGGATCGCCGCTTTACTTAACCGAGGCTTCATCTAGTGCTACTTGATTCTTTAAATAGGCTTCGTATTCCTCGTCTGTCATCTCACGCTGGATCCCAATTTGAGTAACGACATTAAACTCATAGACTTCGGGCTTCATTAGTTACCTCCATAAAGACCAATAAGACCAGATGAAAATACGCCTGTGCTCAGCTGGATAGTGATTGAAGTAATTGCGCCTGTATCAATTGCGCCTGAGATTTCATAGTTTGAGCCTGTGTTAATTGCACTAAACTTAAAATCTTTAGCGATTGTCTTATCAGCATTATCGATGATGAGTACACCTGCTCCAGTTGCCGCAGCCGTAATGGTGCCGTTAGCTGAAATAGTGCCAGATGACGCTGTGGTTGTAGCCTGAGCAGCTGTACCAGTTGCCGCGCCGATTGCACCCCATGAATAAGATGTCGATCCATTAACGGTAAAAGATAAAGTCGCAGTGCTTCCCGCTACTACTCTGTAGATTACCTTATAAACTTTGTAGCCTGAAAGGCTTGAATAAGTATATGTGCCCACGGATCCAGCTGGGACGGTATTGGCTACGAGTGTCCAAGATGTAGCGCCTCCAGCTGTTGAAGCGGGGACTGGAATAGTTGATGAACCCATTACGCGATCTCCACTCCGCTAATATGGAATGAAACAGTAGTCGCAGATGCTCCGCCTGTAATTGTATTAGTAGTTGCTAGCACTTGCTTGATATCAAGATAGATAGTCGAGTTCGCTGGGATTGTCGTAGTTGTGTGCAGAGCAGTATTGGCTCCAGCCGTTCCCATACCTAGCGTGAAAGTGGCAGATGAAGCGGCTGTATTAACAATGATTATATTGGTAACAGCCGTAGTGGTTAGAGCTGGGACTGTGTATAAAACCGTGGTAGTGGTAGTAGTTGCAGCCCCGCGAAATAAGGCTTTAGGTGTATTCGCCATTATAGAGCTCCCATTAGTGTAAGCATGTAGTTATCCTCTGTTGTAGTATCGATTGCATTGCCTAAAGTACGAATGGCATTAGCTCCATTTTTAACTAAATCCGTGTCAGCTGGAGTTGCCCAGCCATAGTTTGTTGTATTCGGCATTATTTATCCTTTACTCGTACTGTAACCACTGAATAGTTGCTCCTACCGCATCCCATTGTTGGGTTGGCGATACATCTTGCCATTGTATCGGACGATAAGAATAAGTTTTTTCTGTCGTTCTAAGGGTTATTTTAGCCGATAACTGGCTAAAAGACAGGTTCCAGCCCTCTACAAAACCATAGTAAGTTGCAGCTGAAAGAGTCAAAGGCAAACCCGCGATCGAGATGGGTAGTCCAAAATACATGTTGAGCATTTTGTCCAGAGTAGTAGAGTCCATGGCTGGATCATCTATGCGGATTTCCACTGTTGGCAGAGATGTTTTCGGGTAGGCTCGTTCTCCGATATATAAATTAGCAAGAATGGTCGCATCCGATTCGTTCGAGATGTCGGTATTTAGGGTGCCTGCGATAGTGCCATAAGTAGCAGTCGATCCAGACGAAGTCACCGATACATAGGAGCCATTGTTATACCCCACTCGAACCGAGTTAATTACATCGCCTTGGTTGAGATTACTCGTGATATTTTGGACATTAATATAGTCAGTTGAGATAGCAAAATACCCGTTGGTGCTGATATCTGTATTACGACGAGAAGCGTTGGCGTAACCTATCGTCCCAGTTTTTGTTTCGTACATGGCTCCTAAGCATGACCCAGCGTAAGCATTGCAGAGAGTCAAAGCATCGTTAGGAGCAGCTGTACGAGCTAAAAATGTATAAGTGCCGCTATCTATGGTATCTACAGTAACTCCAGCGTCTCCGAGGATGCGAGTGATTCGGACGGATTCATTCTCGACTGGATAATTAACTGCCCCAGATTGAGTACGCGACATCAAAGACATCGGCGCTACAGCTGTAATGTTGAGAGTGGCGATAGTTGTTACACCAGTTGCAACATTCACGCCATTTGTAACCGAGGTCACATTACCTGTAAAAACAGTAATGTCAGCCGTATTAGCGGCATTGCGAACCTTAACTACTACAGGATCATTTATATCGATTGGAAAATTAGTATTATCAGTATTGACTAACTGGATGCTTGCATAGCCAGCTTTAGGTTCATCCCATACGCTAGTGCGCCCATAATCGATCGATACAGATCCGACGGCATTACCAATATAGGATGTGCCATCTATTGTGATTGTAGGATTAATTGTCCATGTCATACGATGTACTGCACATCCTTGGAGCCTGTTCCAAGCCCGTAATTGTTTCCTACTTGATTAGCTGAGTTTTCTAATACTTTCTTAATCTGATTAGCAACAGCCACGGGATCTAGTGCGCCATTTACGGTGATAGATAATGCTTGATTCCCACCACCTGAACCCCCAGCATTACCACCATTTCCAGCATTAGGGTTAGGCGGGATGAATGGATTATCTCCACCGCTAAAAGGACTATTCCATTCTTTCAAATTAGGTTGGAGTACAGTGTTATTTACTAAATTAGCAAAAGATGACCACTCTCTACCTGATTCTTGGATGATGGTAGGAATAGTGAACATCTCTTTACTTACTTGCTTGATTGCTTCCATTGTATTGCCTGCTATTGAAGTCCATCCAGCGAAAGGATCTGGAAGCGGTTTATTCAAGCCTTCTAATAGTTTTTGCAAATCTGTAACTTTATTCTGCACATCTGTTAAAAGTTTAGTGTATTTCTCGATGTCGCTTATGTTTTCATTAGCAATGGCTTTCATGAGCAATAGACGGATGCGCTCTTCTTTAGAGATGTTACCCTTTAGGGCTGCCTCTATCTGGATTTTCTGCATGTCAAAAATAGCTTTAGCCTTGGATAATTTTAATAGATCCTGCTGAACTTTTTGCCCTTTTTTATTAGCGGCTGCTAGAGCCTTGGCGCGTGCTGCAGCTTCTTTCTCTAATTTAGCGCGCTGTACATCAGCGTCTGATTTAGCAATAGTTAGCGGAGTGCCTGTAGCATTTTTAGCAATAGGCTTGGCAAGGTTAGCCTGCTCCTGTAATCTTGCACCTAGGCGAGATAAAGCCCCTAAAGGTCCAGCAACGAGTGAGTCCTTAATAGGAGCAAGCAATAAACCAAATAGTGAAGTCTTACCCGATGGAGCCTTGATGCTTACGAGATTAGCAAGTCCGTAGATAGCGTTGCTAGTAAAGTCTGCGAAATCTGCCATCGCGCTAGCTGCTCCGCCGATGCCTGCATCTCCAGCCAATACGCCGAATGAGTCGAGCAAGCCTTTGCCGATAGTTTCCTGCATGTTGCCAAAAGCAATATTTAAAGTGTCTAGTTTTCCTTGATAAGTGTCTAGGCGAGCTGCATTTTGTCCAGAGAATTGTGTGTTTAACTTTTCCTGAATGGTAGCGAAACCTGCAGTAGATAACTCAGCCGTAGTTAGACCGAGGTTATACTTTTTAAGTCCTTTAGTCTGTCCTACATAAGCGGCGGCGATATCCTGTGAAACAGTTGCTAGATCCTCACCGCTGCCTGCACTTACATCAAGTGCCAGTTTTAATAGATCCTGAGACTTTGTAACTGATCCAGTGGTAGTCAGTAGTGCCTGCATCGCTGGGCGAAGCTGATCGTCCGAGACCATGGCAGACTTTTCCATGTCAGATATAAAATTAGAGATACGAGTGCGCTCGAAACCCATCCCTAGGTTATCAACAGCCTTTAATAGTTTAACCGAGGCTCTTTCATCCTCAGCGAAAGCCTTTACAGAGTCTCTAGCAAAATTGCCTATAGCCCTAGCACCGAAAGCAACACCGAAGCCTGCCGCTAATTTAGTAGCACTTCCAGATAATCTACCTAAAGCTGACTCGGCTTGCTTAAAACCTTTAGCATCAAACTTAGAGCCAATATTGATCTGTTCCCAGAATTTGTTCATGCGGCTCTCCTTAATTGTCCAGCCTTGGACCTTACATATAATTGATGCTCAGCCTTGGAGATAGCCTTCATCGCAGCACCTTCGGCTACGCCTCTAGACTCGCCCCAAGCTCTATAAATCAAACGACCGCGACCTTTAAGGCTGCCGCTGAGAGGTCCTAACGCTTTAATAAATTGCTCTCCAGCTTTAGGGTTATTGGAGTGCGAGTATCGGTTTCCTCCAGAGCCTTTAGGTCCTACCCATGGCTGACCTTGATCGCCATTACGACCCGCACTTTCATAGATAGCACCTGCTCTAGAATTATTGAAGACAGATGCCATTGAAGTAAAGCCATTTTTATTAGGCTTACTTACAGCTGTTGTATAGCCAATTTTAGAGCGGATAGTGCTCGCATTAAAGGCAGGAAATGTAGCCTCTGAAAATGATCGCCCAGCCCAGTTACTTAAAGGTGCCTGAGATGGTACGAAACCTCGCGCCTTTTTAGCTACTGGGCTGAGCGCATGTTTTAACTCTGTCTTTAGATTTTTCTCTAAGTCTGGAGCAAAGCGGCGGAGTGCCTTGCGAAAGTCAGCGTTACCGCTTACCTCTACGCGCATCCTTGATCTCCTTCGCTTCATCATTTAGACCATCTATCAACGCTTGGAGCATTGGCGGA